GCACGTTGAACGTCGTGGAACCGTCGCCGACACCGAACGTCGTCGACACGACCGTGAACAGGTCAGCGTAGGTCGTGCGGCTGACCGCTTGCCCGTCGCACAGCAAATAGACGTTTGTGTCGGGTGAAGTGGTGCCAGCGTATGGCAGCAGCGTGCCGATTGGCATTGTGCCGCCAGCGGGCGTGCCGCCCGAGTCAATGACGTTCGACCAGGCGCTGCCGGTATACACCTGAATGAAGTTGGTGTCGGCGAGGTAGACGACCATGCCTTCGGTTGGTGACGTGACCGCAGCGTCGCGGGCTGTGGCATCGGCGAAGTACATGACTGCCTGGTCTTGCAGGAAGCCCTGGACTTGTGCAGCGGTGAGAACGTCGCCCGAGTTGAACGTCTTGTAACCGGAACCCATAGCAGCCTTATCCTAGTCGGTTCTGATCCAGCACCCCGAACGTGGCGCTGTTCAGGATGAACGACACTGTTTGCACGCCGTCCTCGAGCTGCACCGACAATTTCGACGAGTTCGGGGTGATCTGCCAGCTGATGCCGGACACGACGCCCTCGAACTCGAGGGTGGCGGTGCTGCCCTCGGGCCGCAAACTCAGCGTGCAACTGTCGCCGACGCTGTACTTTACGAGCTGCCAGCCGTCGTTGTCGCCCTCAACGATGGGCTGCATGCCAATGTTGCGCACGTTTAGCGGCGGTGCGCCGTCGGTGCCGTACTGCTCGAGGAACGCTTGCGCGATCGTCAGAGTAGCGGCGTCGGTTGTGCACAGCAGTCCGCTGCGCGAAATGTTGCGGGCACCGAACGCTGCGATATTGGCCGAGGCTGTCTGCTCAGTACCACCGACTGAGGTGAACGCCGCCTGCGAGTATGAGGCGGTCGTGCCGCTTGCGAAGTCGACAGTTTGGAAGTAGTGCGGTTCCGTGCCCGAGGTGGCAAGGCGGGCATCCCACAGGTTCAGCGCTGTCAGCTCATTTACGCCGGTCACGGCTTCGCTGATCGGCACCTGACCCCTCGATCGGAACGTGACCGAGTTGTACGGCGTAGTTCCGTCCACAGGCAGCCCGTGGCGCACGTACACGTCCCCGCCGTTGCTGTGCTCGATCGTCGTCAACAACGCGCCAGCGGTGCCCGTGTAGCTGCTGACGGCCTGGAGCGTGTCGCCGGCGTCGCCCGACGGGTTCACAACGGCGTTCTGGTCGATCTGTGCGCTGATCGACGTTGCGGCAGTGAGCACAGCGTCGAGCTCGGCTTCGGCGGTGCCTGACGACACCGACAGCCCAGACTGGAAAGCCAACGTGCCCAACATCGTCAAGGCGTCCACGACAGTCACTGTCACAGTTGCCTCGTACGTATCGACAAACTTGTACTGGATGTCGGCGACGACACCGGTGAACGCTGCTGGCGGGCCGTGAGTCCAGGTCGGTGCGCCTGCCCCGGTTACGTCGGCGTATAGCTGAACTTCGACACCGAGAAACCTGGCGTTTGAGTAGGTGCCGCCAGCATCGGGCGTGTAGGCGCTGTCCGTGTTGTCGAGCTCGAGCACCATCGTGCCGCCCGAATACGTGAGGGCGTCGCCTCGTTTGCCATACGACACGGAAGCGCCGAGCACGTCACCGATCGGCACCGCAGCCGGGTTCGGCCCGCCGTCCTTGTCGACCGGCTGAAACGTGAGCGCCCACGCCCAGGTCGCCATTACAGCTGCCCGGTCAGGATCGGCACAGTCCCGCCGTGAGCCCGTGCATACCTCTGGAGCGCAGCCACGACATCGGCACCATCGCTGCCGGGCGGCATGTTCACGGTCACGTTCATGCCGCCACCCATGCCGCCGGCACGATCCAACGGCACCACAGCCTCCGGGCCGGCCTCGCCGATCAGCGCCAACGTGGGGCTTGTCACGATACCGCCCTCGGCCAGCGCTGGAATCCTCGGAATATCTTCCGGGTTGACCGTCACGCCCATGATGCTGAACTCGAGGAAGTTGTTGATTCTGTCGATGACTTGAGTGTTGATAAGGCCGATGATGGCGTTCACGACGCTTTTAGCGACTGTGCCGAGGCCGCTGATCGTTGCGCCGAGCGCGTCGATCAGGCCGTCGATTAGGCCGCTGCCGAGCGTTTTGCCGAGGTCGAACAGTAATTGAAGCCCATCGGTGACAATCCAACGGCCGATGTCGCCGACCAGGCCGCCGAGGGCACGAAGCAGCCCTGGTGCCACCTCGACCACCCAGTCGATGAATGCGCTCCGCCATTCGAGCAGGTTGTCGATCAGGTTTGGCAGGCCCGTGTTCACCATCCATTCAGCAATCGAGGCAAGCAGTTTGCCAAGTTCTCTCAACGCTGGCGGGATCATCGGGCCGATCCACTCAAGGAACGCCGCAGCCCATTCAGCCAGTTTCGTGACAATCATGTTCAGGCCCTCGGACGAGAACCAGTTGGCAAACTGTGCGATCAGGTCACCGAGGCGGCTGATAAGCGGCGGCGCAACTTCCTTCGCCCAGTCAAGAAACGCTCGAGTCCATTCTCCAAGCTGTTTCAGGATTCTTGGCACTGCCGTGCCATACCACCATCGGTTGAACGAAACAAGAAACTCGCCAAACGCCACGAGGAACTTCGGCCCGACCTCTTGAATCCACTCGACAAAGGCACGCCCCCACGTTTCGAGTTGTTCTTTGATCTGCGGCCACGCTTCACGGAACCGCTCGGCAAGGTTGCGGATGACGCCGCCCAGGCCCTGCTCGTTGAACACGTCGATGAGCTGCACAGCGACTTCTGCGCCTCGAGCGAACACGGGTAGCAGTTTGCGGGCCATTTCTTCTTTGACTTCGCCGACCGCTGCTTTCAGCTTGTTTTGCGCTGCTGTGAGATCGTTGCCGCCCTCGGCGTATGCCTCCTGGGCGTCGGTCGATTTTTCGAGGATCAATTCTTGCGTGGCGAGCGCTTTGTCCATCGCAGTGATCGCGTCTCGCCCGTCGGCTGTTGCGATGTTCATTGCCCGCTGGTCGACCTCGGCCTGGTTGATCGAAATGCCGAGCGTTTTGAGGCTGTCACGTTCGCCGAGCAGCGCTTTCTGCAGGATTTCGGCGGTTTCCTCGACTGAGCGTTGGCCGCCCGACCACTCAGACAGGGCACCGGACAGCCCAACGATCTCGGTCGACATGCTGGCGGCTTCGTCGGCTGTGAAACCCATCGGTTTCAGCAGATCGCCAGCGTTCGCAGCGAGCCCTGCGGCTTGCGTGGCAGTCAGGCCCATGCGGGCGGCGACCTCGTCGGCCCAACCCGTGACCTGCTCGAGCGACTGACCGGAGAACACGGTGCCGATTTTCTGGTCGAGGCTGACGAGCTCCTCGCCCACGTCGAAAAGTTGTTTGCCGGCTACGACAGCGAGGCCGCCAGCAGCACCACCGATAAACCCAATACCTTTGGCAATATTGCCAGCAGCGGTGCCTACACCACTTGTGAACTTGCCGAGTTTGTCCTGGGCTTCGCCAATGGCTTTCTTGAACTTGCGAGCGTCGCCCAAAATCGCGACGTTGATAACGCTAGTACCGGCAGCCATGTCGCGATCCTAGAACCTGCGGCCGATGATCTCTCGGACTTGCCGGTTATAGGCGTCCACGACTTCTTGGCGGCGATCATCCAGCGCTTCGTACATAAACGGCTGAGGTTTGATACCTCGAGCGCTCCAGCCAAAATGGATCGGCGCAGCGTATGGCACTGAGGTCGGCCCAGATTTGCGGTTGTTGCCGGCACGGATACGAGCAGCGGTTTTCGTGCCCGAGCCTCGGATCGAGCGCTGCAAACGAGTAGACCGCACCGGCACTTTCGTTTTGGCTGTGCCGGCGACGTCATCTGCGAGTCGTTTGTGCAGTTCTCGCAGGTCGCTCATGTCGTCGCCAGCCTCGCGAAACGCTCGCCGTAGCTGGCGGCTGCCTTCGACCTCTATCGCTGGTTTTGCCATCAGCGCCTCCTGGAGGCTTTCTCACGCTCTTTTGCTTGTTCGGCCAGTATGGCCCGGAATGCCCGTATGACCTTCGGAGAGGCCGCCTCAAGCTCGCTGATCGGCTGCCCGGTGGCGAGCG